GATCCGCCGGTTCCAGCCACAACAGTGAATAGTGTATCAGAAGATACTGCTAATAATAAATGGACGGTTACCCTTAGTAGTGCTATTAATTCTGGGATCGCTGCAGAGATTATATTAACTTTTAATCAGTCGACACCTCACTCGGGTATCCGACATGATAATTCATCTTCAACAAACGGTAATGAATGGTATTATGAAGATATAGTTCCTGCTGCCTCTAGACCACGTCCTGTAACATTACACACAAAAGTAGAATCTACCGGCGATACTACGATAACTACCGCAGACCACTCTGAACACGAGGAATTAAACTCTAGTTTCCTTACACAATTAGATGTCGACGGTCAATACAAGGATAAGACGGTAGAAAATGTAGTCCGTAATCTCACAGTACTAAAGGTTTTTAAAACAACTTTTGATGGTGATACACTTTTTGAAGTGACCTTTAATGATAGTATAAACGTTACTTCTTCTTCGAATGATAAAGTTTCGTTTGAAATTATAGCAAGAGTTCAAAATCCTATTTCGCGATGTTCTCAGTTAAAAAAAGATATTTATGTGTATTCCTTTTCATTGGAACCCGAAGAACACCAACCTAGTGGATCTTGTAATTTTTCGAGAATCGATAGTGCTAAAATATTATTAAGTTCAAGTTGTTCAATTAGTAATATCTATGCTGTAAATTACAACGTTTTAAGGATTCTTTCGGGTATGGGAGGACTTGCTTATTCAAGTTAAATATAATTATAATTAATATAAGTATATTAAAATGGGAGGTGGTTTAATGCAATTAGTCTTGAAAGGTAAAATGGATACATATTTAACCGGTAACCCAGAATTTTCATTTTTTAAAGCAGTTTATAAACGCCATACAAACTTTTCTATCGAATCAATAAAACAACAAATTACAAATAAAGGAATGGGTGAAAGAGTGATTCGATCAAAATTATCTAGAGCAGGTGATTTAATAGGTAAAATGACATTAGAAGTAATATTAGATCGCGGTGATGCTAGAAATGTTACAAATACAGGGACTTATTTAAATTGGGTAAATAATACAGGACATGCTTTTATCAAAGAATGCGAACTTAAAATAGGGGGTCAAACCATCGATAAACATACTTCAAAATGGTTGGATATTCAAAATGAACTGTATGATAAAAATGAACAAGAATGGATCGGTATTAATAAACATCCTGGTAAATTTGGTTATTTTAAAAAAGGAAATAAGAACATTGATTCTCAAAAATTAAAGATGTATATTCCTTTTCATTTTTGGTTTTGTGACAATCCAGGATTGTTTTTACCAATCATAGGTATTACTAAGCACGAAGTAGAATTACATGTATTAACTCGATCTGTTGAATATTTATTTAATTTAGACGGGGAACTCGCATTCACAAATACTGAACCAGATGTTGAATTGTGGTGTGATTATATATTCCTCGATGTTGATGAAAAAAGGAAATTTACACTCGAAAAAAAAGCATATTTAATTCAACAAGTTCAAGTCTATGAAAAAAATATGGAATTAATCAATGAATTAAAGTTATATCATCCTATAAAAGAATTATATTGGGTTATTCAAGAATCGACTGTTAATTATGAATCTGGAAATGGTAATTCAGATACAGATACTCTATTAAATATTTCTGGACAACCATTAACTCATAAAAATGATTATTTTAATTATCAATCAGAGGGTAGTGAAAATCAAGAAATAATATATGCTGTACCTTCTTATGAATCTTTCAAGACAGGGAAATTAGTTCTAGATGGTAATGAAAGATTTTATGAAAGAGATGCGAGTTATTTCCGTTTATTACAACCATTAAACTGTGGTTTAAAAATCCCTACGAAACATATCTATATGTATAGTTTTTCGTTAGATTCCAAGGAATTTCAACCAAGTGGTACATGTAATTTCTCACGAATCGATAATATCAAATTAGTATTTACAAGTGGTTATAATTATGTGAATGAAAGATTATATGTATATGCCATCAATTATAATGTATTAGTCGTTTCTTCTGGTATGGCAGGGTTAGTATATAAGTAATTTATTTATTTAAAAATTCTTTTCTTATTTTTTCAATTTCATCATTAATATATTTCTCTAATGAAATATTCTTTTGTTTTTGTTCTTTTAATTCTTTTTCAAGATCTTTTATTTTTTGATTTTGTTCTTGCATACCCTTTACAAGGTAAGTTGATAACTTTGAATAATCCATTGATAAATTACCTTCGACATCTTTGCTTATAAGGTGTGGAAATATTTTTTGAACTTCTTGAGCAATAAATCCAATATTCTTTTCGCCGGTGGATTTAAATGTATAGTTCACTGGTTCTAACATGTCTATTTTATCATTTATAGTTTCATCCAGTTTAAAGATATCTTTCTTCAAAGATTTATCTGAGTATGTACTCCATGATGAAGCGAATGCCTTGTAATATTGGGCGACTTGGAACTTTCCGCTTATTTTGACATAATGCGATCCCCCGTCATACTGCCCGTTCGAGTAGTAACCAGAGTTGTCGCTGTCGAATCTTCCATAAATTAAAGAATTTGTCCCTTTTCTCCTTACGTCGATATATAACTGATCATTGGTGTAGTTGTAGGTGGTGGCGCCCGCCATATGACCAAGTGCTAGATTATTAGACCCTCTATCGTAATACCCGGCATCTTTACCAATAAATGTATTAGAAGAACCAGTTGAGAATCTACCTGCTGAAAGACCAATACAAGTATTATAAGAACCACTCGTATTAGAGTATAAACTCGATTGACCTACAGAGACATTATAATGTCCTGAGGAATTATTATAACCAGCACTTTGACCTATATAGGTATTTGATGTTGCGGATTGACAACTATAACCCGAAGCATAACCATAGAGAGTGTTAGAATCACCATAAGTAAGTTTATAACCTGAATTAGTACCAATCGCAGTATTATAGAGGTCATCCGACCGGCTTCTAGCAGCACTACCACCAGAACCACCACCTCCCGTTTTATATCCTAAGTAAAAACTTGTATTACTATTTGTTACCTCTATATAGTCAGAATTATAAATTTTTAACATATTTTTGTAACCCGATACTGTACTAAGGGTAACCCCTGCTTTAATAGTACCAGTCTGATTAACATTGAGAATATTAGTAGTTAAACTTTGAAATGTTACTGAAGAACTTGTAGTAACATTCTGTCCAATACTTATGTTCCCACCAGATATCGTAACACCCGTGCTACCGATAAATGCTGCCCTTGCAAGACTATTTGAAAAATATTTATTTGTGCTTCCTTCTGATAAGTTATTAGTAGTATGGTTTGAAATATCAGAAACAGTCCCCGTTACATCACCCGTTACATTTCCTGTAAATGTAGCGTTTGTTCCTGTGATAGTCGACGTGAATGTTTTGGCACCTGCGATTGTTTGATTACCGGTATCCATAACAGCACCCGCAGCAGCAACATTAGTCGCGTCAGTGACATCAGCAGATGGTTCGATATTGGATAGTTTAGTTCTTTCATCGGAAGTAATAATTGCTCCTGAACCAACACTCGTGACATCGTTCAAATCAGTCACACTACTACTTGTAGTGATACCGTCCGTAACTGTATCAGCGTTTCCAGTTAAATCACCAGTTACATTTCCTGTAAATGTGGCGGCATTTGTTCCATTTCCACTATTAAGGACAACTGTCGTACCATTACTTGCCTTTACATCACCAGTTACATCACCAGTTACATTTCCTGTAAATGTGGCGGCATTTGTTCCATTTCCACTATTAAGGACAACTGTCGTACCATTACTTGCCTTTACATCACCAGTTACATCACCCGTTACATCACCCGTTACATTACCTGTTACATTACCCGTTACATTTCCGTCAATATCTCCTGTTGCAGTGAGTTTTCCTTCAACAGTGAGATTTCCACTTGAATTTACATTTTTAATTGTAACATCCGCATTGAAACGTAATGTATCCGGTGTTGAGTCCGTTTGATTACCATAGATTAAAGAGTTTTTTCCTGTCCCGGTTGTTCCGTTATTCGTTCCCACATCGATATACAGGCAGTTATTTATATTTTCAGGCGTTTCTTCAGGACCTGCCCCTTCTCCAATACAAACATTATAATTTCCAGTAGTAATTTGATACCCCGATTCGCGACCAATACAAGAATTCGAATTTCCAGTACTAATTTTATATCCCGATTGATATCCTAGAAGAACATTATTCAATGATGTAGTTGATGTATATCCTGATTGGTAACCTACGAATACATTTCCATCCCCAGTGGAATCTTTTCCACATTGATATCCTAGAAAAACGCCATTACTTGAAGTTGAAAGTTTTCCCGCATTACTTCCAGCAAAAAGATTATAACTACCGCCTCTACTTTCTACACCGTATCCTAAATATACATTATTACTACCACTATTACCAATTGAAAAAGATAATTTATCATTTTCTGGGACCGTATTATTGATAGCACTACTAAGAGTAACCTTCCAGGTATTATTCTCCTGTGTGACAGAACGAACTGTTGTGGCTGGAACCGGCGGAACAGTTGTGGGATCCGCAGCAACAATACCTGTTCCAGAAACTGTATCACCGACGTTAATTGTACCACCTGTATCAAAAGTAAAATATATATCTTTTCCACTAG